ACACTAGGTTTTGAGATAAATAAAAGACAATTTATGCAGGTATTGTTAGATGAATATAGAACCGCTAATGAAATATTTTAAAATAGGAGATACATTATGACACAAACAGAAGTAGTTACAGATTATTTACAAAGACATAAAGCTTTAGGTAGTTCTACTGCTATTTATGAGTTAGGTATTCACCGTTTATCTGATATTATTTTTAGACTTAGAAAGCGCGGAATGAATATCGAAACAGAAACTCATCAAGTTAAAAATAGATATGGTGGTATAAGTAGACCTGCTATTTATGTTTTACGAGACTAATTTTGATTGCCGATATTTATGTTGACAATCAATTTATCGTGTGTTTATATGCACATTCAATTAAAAACTAGGAGAAAGTAGTATGGCAATATTAGAAGGAAAAGCTTATTGGGCGAGTATCACAGTACCCAATACAAATTTCGAACATGTATATACAGTCAACTTGGTTGTTGATCAACCAGTAGCAGATGACTTTAAATCTAGAGGTTTTACTATTAAAGATATGGAAGAAGGTCCGGCTTTAATTATCAAAAGAAAGGTGAATGGCCCTAATGGTATGATTAGACCTGCACCCAAGCTTTTTGATAGGTTTAAAAATCCTGTTTCTTATACAGTGGGTAATGGTTCTACTGTTAAAGTTCAGTATCGTGAGTGGGAATCCACTTGGAAAGGCAAAGACTTTAGAGGATTAGACTTACAAGCTGTTCAAGTTATAAACTTAATAGAGTCAACAAAAAATATTGATGGTGCTGAGTTTGAAGTAGAAGATGATAGCTTAGAGGAGATAATATAGTGAGCGAACAACCACAACTAATCTTTATTAAAGATGACGTTAAATATGATGTTAATAAACTATCACCCGAAGGACAATCAGTGTTTGGTGTTTTACTTAATGCTCAAAACAAGATGCGTAATGCTGAATTAGAATTAACTTTAGCAAGGGCATCTATCATGACTTTAAACCAAAGCATGGGTGAACACTTAGTTGATGAGGCTATAATTGAAACAGAGGAGCCAGATAACGCAGAGGAATAAATATGACTTTCGTTAGATACCATTTACCATGTAAGGTTTGTGGTGGCTCAGACCCGGTGTCCATCAATAATGATGGCTCCGGGTTTTGTTTTAGTTGCGAACATTATTATAGAAACTATGATGAGTATACAGACCAAATGGATAATAATAATTTTGTAAGAAAATTAAACACAGGTTTAGATAGTACAAAGTTCTTTGGGTCTCTTGAACATAGAAAGATAAATGAAGAGACTTGTAGAAAATTCGGAGTTAAAATTAGTAAGAACAGTAATGGAATAGTAGATAGAATTTATTATCCTTATTACTATGGTAGTGAGTTAACTGCTACCAAAATAAGACAAATAAAAGATAAAAAATTTAGTTGGGTTGGAGAAGCATCTCAATCAGACTTGTTTGGAATGAATGAGTTTACTACAGAGTATCAATATGTAACTCTGGTTGAGGGTGAAGATGATGCTATGGCTGTATATCAAATGACAGGTAGTAAGTATCCTGTTGTTTCTGTTAAGTCTGGAAGCTCCGCATTAAAAGACTGCAAGAAATGTTTTGAGTGGCTTGATAAATTTAAAAACATTGTTATCTGTTTTGATGGCGATGATGTAGGACTTAAAGCAACTAAAGAAGTAGCAGAACTTTTTGGCGGTAAAGCTTTAGTAATGAAGCACGTTAAGCCACATAAAGATGCTTGCGATTACTTACTTGCTAATAGCTATAGTACTTTTGTAAGCTCATGGTGGAAGTCAGAAAGATATATACCTGAAGGAATAGTAGTAAGTAATAACTTACACGATGAAGTAATGTCTGAATTAGCTATGCCTTATTGTAGCTATCCTTGGGATTGTTTAAATCTTATGTTGTATGGCATGAGAAAATCAGAGTTAATTACTATAACAGCAGGTACAGGTGTAGGTAAATCTACTGTTGTAAAACAAATTCAAGAAGAAGTATTCAAACATACCGAAGAAAAAATAGGAGTAATTTCTCTAGAAGAAAATGTAGCTACTGCCGCATTAGGTCTTATGTCTTTGTCTGCTAACAAGCCTTTGCATTTACCTACTAGAGAACAAATGATTAAATACATATTAAAAGACCCATCTAATATTTATAAGAAACCTAAGTTAGCTGAAAGCATTTCTTTAGAAGAGAAAGAAAAAGCTTATAATGATATACTGTCAGGCGGTAGGTTCTTTTTCTTGCGGCATGTTGGTAAGTTTGATATGGATAGTGTCTTAAATAAAATGAAGTATCTAGCTAAAGCTGAAGACTGCGGTGTTATTGTTTTAGACCATATTAGTATTCTTGTAGGAATGGCTTTAGGTTCTAATAATGATGAAAGAAAAGCTATTGATTCTGTTATGCACAATTTAAGAGCAGTAGTAGAAGAAACAGGAGTCAGTCTTATAGCTATAAGTCATTTAAGTAAAGCTACTGGTAGTAGAAACAGCCACGAAGAAGGCGGCAGAGTCCGTCTTCAAGACCTAAGAGGGTCAAACGCTATAGCACATTTAAGTAATATAGCTATTGCACTTGAAGGTAATAGACAGGCTGAAGACCCCGAAGAAAGAAACATGACAACTATTAGAGTATTAAAGAATAGATTTAGTGGTGAGACAGGGGTTGCAGGATATTTAAAATATGATTCACAAACTGGTAGACTAAGTGAAGTAGATGACTATAACTGCGGTGAAGTATTATGAATTTAGTTTTTGATATAGAGGCAGATGGCTTAGAGCCAACAGTAATATTCTGTATTGTTGCTATAGATGTAGATACAAAAGAAGTTTATAGTTTTGATAATACTCAGATACGCGAGGGCTGTGAGTTTTTAAGTACAGCTACTAAACTTATTGGACATAACATTATAGGTTATGATTTACCTGCTTTACTTAAAATAGAAAATATAAATTTATCTGATAAAAAAATAATAGATACTTTAGTATTATCTCGTTTGTTTGATCCAGTACGAGAAGGCGGTCATGGCTTAGAAAGTTGGGGCTATAGATTAAACTTTTTAAAAGGAGACTATGCTGAAGATAACGAACATGCTTGGGATTCGTTTACACCAGAAATGCTAGAATATTGTATTAATGATGTTAAATTAAACTTAAAAGTTTATGAAAGATTAAGGTTTGAGTCTCAAGGATTTAGTTCTAAGTCTGTAATAATAGAACATAACGTAGCAAAAATAATTCATGAACAAAGAGAAACAGGATTCTTAATTGACTGCCAGAAATGCATGTTGTTACTAGCAGAGTTAAACGATAAGTTAAATCAAGTTAAAGATGAAGTGCATGAAGAATTTAAACCAAAGGTTACTATTCAAACTCTTAATTATAAGCACACAAAGACAGGCGAGTTTTCTAGGTTAGCTGTAGACCAAGATGGTATAGGTGTAAGACTAACAGATAAAGAGTATGCAGAATTAGAGTTATATAAAAAACCAATAGAAAGAAAAACATTTACAGAATTTAACTTAGGATCTAGAAAACAAATAGGTGAATATCTTATTAACTTTGGATGGAAACCTAAACAATTTACTCCTACAGGACAGCCTGTAGTAGACGAATTAACATTAACAAATGTTAAAAATATACCTCAAGCATCTATGATATCTGAATACTTAATGCTACAAAAACGGATTGCTCAAATAACTTCTTGGTTAAAAGAAGTACAAAGTGATAACCGCATCCACGGTTTTGTTAATCACAATGGCGCAATCACATCTAGAATGACTCATTCTTATCCTAATACAGCACAAATTCCAAGTTGTTCCTCACCTTATGGTGCGGAATGTAGAAGTTGTTGGGTTGTACCAGAGGGTTATAAGTTAGTTGGTATAGATGCATCTGGATTAGAATTAAGAATGTTGGCACATCACATGAACGATAAGGAGTATATAAATGAAATCCTCAATGGAGATATACACACCGCTAATCAAAAATTTGCAGGACTTGAATCAAGAAATCAGGCGAAAACTTTCGTATATGCCGTCTGCTACGGGGCAGGAGATGCAAAAGTTGGGGCTGTGGTTGGAGGAAGTAGAGAAGATGGCAAACGACTTAAACAACGCTTCTTTGCTAGTGTCCCTGCATTTAAAGCAGTTAAAGACAGAGTATCAAGAGAGGCTTCAAAAGGTTTCATTCGTGCCATAGACGGAAGAAAACTTACTGTTCGCTCTCCGCACTCAGCACTTAATACTTTATTGCAGGGTGATGGAGCAATAGCTATGAAGCAAGCATTAGTTATTTTTAATGATAAAATACTTAAAAGCGGTTATGATGCTAGGTTTGTAGCCAATGTACATGACGAATGGCAATTAGAAGTTAAAGAAGATATAGCTGATGAAGTTGGAAGGCTAGGAGTTATTTCTATAAAAGAAACTACCTGTGCTTTGAAATTAAATTGTCCCTTAGATGGAGAATATAATGTCGGAAACAACTGGTCAGAAACACATTAATAAAATATCTGGAGATATAAGTAAGTCTTCTAGTTCAACAAGAAAAGGAGACTTTGCTGAATACCATGCAGTAACTTGGCTTTGGGATCAGGGATACGAGGTATTTAAAAATTGTGGAGGTAGTGGGTATATAGATTTAATAGCTGTTAAAAATAAAAAAGTAAAACTTATAGATGTTAAATCATCAAGAAAAAAAATGAGAACTAATAAACAAAAAAAAGAAGGTGTTGTTATATTAGTATTTAATAGTCATTCTAAACAATGTAAATTTGTAGAGCATAGAAAATGAAAAAACTTGAAACTCTTATAGAAGATATTTATAAACCACTAGAAGAATTATCTAATGGTGTTGCCTTACCTATTACAGAAAAAGAATTAGATAAAACAATGTCTCGTTTAAAAGATGCTATATTATCTTGGTCTAAACCCACAAAAAGAGATAGCAACTTTTCATTAAGAATGTCTAATATAGGTAGACCTGCTAGACAACTATGGTATCAAAAAAGAGATACTTCAAGTAGTGATATTGATGGAGCATCTCAAATAAAGTTTTTATATGGACATATCTTAGAAGAAATAGTTTTAATGTTAGCTAGAATGGCAGGTCATAATGTTACAGACGAACAGAAAGAAGTTAAAGTAAATAACATTACAGGACACATGGATTGTAAAATTAATGGCGAAGTAATTGACGTTAAAACTGCATCTAGTTTTGCATTTAAAAAATTCAAGTATGGAACTTTAACTGATGATGACCCCTTTGGATATCTAGGACAGCTTGCAGGATACGAAGAAGCAGAAGGTACTAACAACGGTGGCTTCTTAGTTATTAACAAAGAATCAGGAGAGCTTTGTTTACATCAACCAGAAGAATTAGATAAGCCTAATATTAAAAATAAAATAGATAATCTTATATCTGCTATAGAAGTAAATGATATGCCAGAAAGATGTTATAATCCTGTGCCTGATGGTAAGAAAGGCAATTATAAATTACATAAATCGTGTGCTTGGTGTAAATATAAATTTGATTGTTATAGTGATTCTAATAATGGTGAAGGACTTAGAACATTTAAATATTCTAACAGTCTTGTTTTTTTAACTCATGTTGAATCAGAACCGCAGGTAGAAGAAATATTATGAATGGTAAAAAATCTAAAAAGATTTCTAATCAATGCAAAGTTATATTAGTAGAATGGCTTAAAACTTTATTGCCGCAAGAAGAAGCAGATAAAGTATCCGTAAATAATTGTTTAAAATTTGTACCCGAACAAACACACTTCTATGCTAACAAGACTATATATTTAAATTCGTATAATCCTAAATGGATTAAAAACAAAATTAAAAAAATTATAAAGCTATTACCATTTAAAGATATAGAAACTATAAGTTTAAAGGACATAGAATGGACGAAGAAAAAAACATAAACTTACAAGACTGTTTATATTCTTTAAGTCATTGGATGGTAGTTGATGGCGGTCATTCTAATAATGTAGCTTTAGAAGTATGGCTAAAGCTAAAAGAATTAATTGATTTAGAAATAGACAGAAAATCTAAGGTTACTTTTCATTGAATAAAAAAATAAAAAAGGGTCTTAGAAAACCTAGAGTTAAAAGACCTGTAGAAAAAAACTTAATGGAAGGTTACGATTCTAATTGGGAATACGAATTACATAATGGTATTTTAGATTCTTGGAAGTTTCATGTAGATAAAATTAATTATATTGTTGAACACTACTATGAACCTGATTTTACAAAAGTAATTGGCAGTAAGACTATTTTACTTGAAGCTAAAGGTAGGTTCTGGGACTACGCTGAATACAGTAAATATGTATGGATTAAAAAAGTACTCCCTGAAAATAAAGAATTAGTTTTTTTATTTGCTAATCCTAATGCCCCAATGCCGCAAGCTAAAAGAAGAAAAGATGGAACTAAAAGAAGTCATGGAGAGTGGGCAAGTGCTAATGGTTTTAAATGGTTTAGTGAAGACAGTATACCTAGTGCTTGGATAAACGAAAATAAAAGAGATAGTTTTGATGTCGAATGAAATAGAAGATTATTTAAGGATGCAAAGTGATATGGCTAGAAATAGTATAGATGATGCTACCCCCGAAGAATGGGATAGATTAAATTGGAATAGGGCTTCAACCGCTATTACGGAAGCAGTAAACCACCCACCGCATTATAATCAAGGTGATATAGAAACGATTGATTATATAATTGATGTATTAGGAATTGAATATGCTGTCAGGTATTGCCACGGTAATGTGTTAAAGTACACAGGATCTAGATTGTTTAATAAAGGTAAAACAATAGAGGACGCTCGAAAGGCTATATGGTATTTAAATAAAATGGTCGAGCTTTTAGAAAATAAATGACTACTTTTAGCAGAAAAGATGAAAGAAGAGATAGGTTTGTGCGTAAAAAAAAGTTTAACAAAATAGAAAACTCTTCTAAGTTAAAAAAAATAAAACACAAAGACAATCAACCAAAGGATAGAGAGTAGAACAATGGATCAGTATCAAGAGTTTATACATAAAAGTCGTTATGCTAGATGGCTCCCTGAACATAAAAGAAGAGAAACATGGGCAGAAACTGTTTATCGTTATGTACAGTTTTGGAGAGACAGAGAACAAATAACTGTAGCAGAAGGACAGAAAATATATGAGGCTGTTTATAACTTAGATGTTATGCCATCTATGCGTTGTATTATGACAGCCGGAGAAGCATTAGATAGAGATAATGTAGCAGGATTTAATTGTAGTTATTTGCACATAGATTCTCCAAGGTCTTTTGATGAACTCATGTATGTTCTTATGTGCGGTACTGGTGTTGGCTTTAGTGTAGAAAGAAACTTTATTAATAAACTCCCGGAAGTTGCTGAATCTTTTCATCCAACTGATACGATGATTGTTGTAGCAGATAGTAAGATAGGGTGGTCTTCTGCATTTAGAGAGTTAATTAGTTTACTTTATGCAGGTAAGATTCCTAAGTGGGATTTAAGTAAAGTAAGACCTGCCGGAGCTAGATTAAAAACTTTTGGCGGTAGAGCTTCTGGCCCTGAACCACTAGATGATTTGTTTAATTTTTGTGTTGGTATATTTACAAAAGCAAAAGGACGTAAGCTTACTTCTATAGAATGCCACGATGTTGTTTGTAAGGTTGCAGACATTGTAGTTGTCGGTGGTGTTAGGCGTTCTGCTTTAATTAGTTTATCTAATCTTTCGGATCAAAGAATGGGTAAAGCTAAGATGGGTGACTGGTGGCGCAATGAGGGTCAAAGAAGATTAGCTAACAATAGTGTAGCCTATACTGAAAAGCCTGACTTTGAAGCCTTTCTTAGTGAGATGCAGAACATGTATGAATCTAAGGCCGGAGAGCGCGGTATCTTTAGCAGGGTTGCGGCTCAAAAGATAGCCGCTAGAAACGATAGAAGAGATCCTAATCAAGACTTTGGAACTAATCCTTGTTCTGAGATTATACTTAGGTCAAATCAATTTTGTAATTTATCTGAAGTAGTTATTAGAAATGACGATAACCTAGAAACTTTAAAAGAAAAAGTAAAAGTAGCCGCTATTATAGGAACTCTTCAAGCTACTTTAACGGACTTTAGGTATTTAAGAAGTGTTTGGAAAAAGAATACAGAAGAAGAAGCATTGCTTGGAGTAAGTTTGACAGGCATTATGGATCATCCTGTTCTTGGAAAACCATGTGATAAAACAGAACTATGGTTAGGAGAGATGAAATATGTTGCTATCAAAACTAATAAAACATGGGCAAAGAAACTTGACATTAATCAATCAACGGCTATTACATGCGTTAAACCAAGCGGTACTGTTAGTCAACTTGTTAATAGTGCTAGTGGTATCCATCCTCGTTTTTCTCAGTATTATATCCGTAGAGTTCGTGCGGACGAGAAAGACCCTCTTTCTGTGTTTATGTCTGATAGGGGTTTTCCTGTTGAGCAGGATGTAATGTCTCCTAAGTCTAAAGTATTTAGCTTTCCTGTACAGGCTCCAAAGTCTAGTGTAACTGTTAAACAAACAGGCGCAATGGAACAACTAAATCTTTGGAAAATGTATCAAGATGCTTGGTGCGAACATAAACCTAGTATTACTATTTATTATACTGATGACGAGTTTCTTGAGGTTGCTCAATGGATATGGAAAAACTTTGATGTTTGTTCTGGTATATCGTTACTACCATATAGTGATCATGTTTATCAGCAAGCACCTTATGAAGAAATAGATAGAAGTAAATATCAAGAGCTTTTAAAAGAAATGCCTAAAGATGTAGATTGGGCTGTAGAGTTACAAGCTTTTGAAACAGAAGATAATACGGTAGGCTCTCAGGAGTTGGCGTGTGTAGGAACATCTTGTGAAATACAATGAAGCTAACATTATAAGCTTTAAAGTTATTATAGATTCTAGTGGCACTATTATAACAGAACTTAGTAGTGTCCCTGAGAATCATTTGTCTAGAGTCTTTAAAGATAATGAATTAAATATTATGAAAAAACTAGTAGGTCTTGCAAAACCTAAGTTAGAAGAAATGCATTTCTATTTAGAAAAAGAATTAAAATCTTTGAGTCATATTTAAAATGTTAATTAGATTAAGTAAAAAAGACGCACACACCTGTTCTTTAATGGGTGCAGACACAGTAAAGTTATGTGAAATGCAAGGTTTTAAACCTCGTCTAGATAATAAAAATCAATCGAGAGTTGAAGCTAATATATATGGTTTTAAAGCTGAGTTTGCAATAGCTAGACTTTTTAATTTAGAGTTACCTACTATTAATGTAGCTAGTGATGGCGGAGTTGATTTATGGTTTGATGATTATAGTATAGATGTTAAATTTAATAATTTAGAATATGGAAAACTTATTTTTGATAACCTAGAAAAATTTAAATCTCAAATTGCTGTGCTTGTAGGTAAAACAAAAGACCCTAATGTTATGCGTGTTAATGGATGGATAAGTAAAAAAAATTTTGAAACTAAAAGCTATGAAAATAATTTTGGATATGGGGATAGATTAGTCATGAATCATAATGACTTAGAACCTATAGAAACTCTTTGGTATAAATTAATGGAATTTAAATTTAAATAAATGAAAATGTTTTTAGTATAATACAGAAACAACATATTAGATTTATAACAACTATCGTTGTTTTGATGACAGCAACTTTATGAGCGTCTGAGTCTGCTTCTTCCACATTTTCTCCTAGGCTTAATGCCCACAGACTCCAAAACTTCTTCATCTCTCACCACTTGGTACGGTTCGCCCAATATGCCGCAGACATTTTGCCTTTAGCTATATTCTTAGCGTGTCTTGCTTTAAAACTTGCTCTCTTCTTTTTCATACGAGATGATTCACCTGCCTTGGGTTTACCTGCGGTTTTGGCTCCTTGTTGACCGAATCTAATCGTCTTAATTTTGTCACCTTCTTTTGCCACAACAATGTGGCTTTTCTTAGGGTGACTAGGGGTACGCTTCGGTTTATTGTATCCACTAACTCCTGCCCTTGATAATCTAGAATCTTTCTTTTTACTCATTTATCTGTACCTCTGGTTCACCACCAAACAAAAGAACATAAACAATAAAACTAATTATGGGTACAATTAAAACTATAACGTGCCACCATCTAGCTCCGTCTCCGTTGTAGTCTTCTAACCAACTCATCTTAAAAATTCAAAAGCTTGACTTAAAGATTGTTGAGTCACACATCCACATTCTAAATTATTTTTATTTCTTCCTTCACAATATTTAACCATATCTTTAGGACAATAAAATGTATCTACATTTAATAAAGATTCACCTTCAAATTTAGGTTGATTAATATTAGTACATGCTCCTAAAAGCAAACAAAATAAAAGTTTTGTTTTCATTTCTTTCTGTATGACCTCGTTTTCTTAGCTATTCGCTTTGGTTGTTTTGAATGTTGCTTTCCTTTCTTTGTATCTTCTCTTTTTTTGCGCGTAGTTGCCGCATATTCTTTAGCACTTAAAGCCTTTATAGCTTTTTCGGGGAGATATCTTTCGCCAGTTTTAGAAGATTTTTTACCACTCTTAGTTCGCCACTTTTGTTTTGTCCAAGACTTTAAAGACTTTTGAGATTTTTTAAGTGCCATCTTTTATCCTATATTTTTCTGCTTCTTTAAATACAGAGTTAGTTATAATAATAGGAATAACAATTAATAAATGAACAACTATGCTTGTAAAAGTATCATAGCTTGCAAACAACCCACCCCAATATGAACAAAGTAATCCAAAAAAACAACTCCACATTGTAAATAAAACAATAGTAAAATATGCTTGTAGACTAGGATCAGGAATGTATCTAAGTGGGTTTACTTTTGCATTCATTACTAGTTCCCAACTTTCATGTACCCATAATAAAAAACTTTTCATTTCTTTTTGTCATGTAACTTTTGTATTTTAAAATTAGCTTCTAAAGATGCACCTTTGTGCGGTACAAACTTACCAGTATGTTTCATTAGATTATATGCTCCATTCTTTTGCTTCATCCAATGATAACCAGAGGGGGCTTTTACTTTCATGTTACTCTCCTATTTACTCCACTTAACTCCGCGATAAACACCTTGGTTTAATTGAGAAGTTTCTTTTTTAACTGCGTTGTATTTAACACCTCTATATACTTTTTGCGTGTTTTGTTGTTTAGTCATATTAACCTCCATAACGTAATTGACTGTTAATCAATCGCGTTCCTTCGGCCCCATGCCTACTTCCGTCCTTAAATAAGGATGAACGTATATTGTTGTCTTACTTGTAACCGCCCCCTTTGGCTTTATATTCTTTAGCTAACATCTGTGCTTTTCGCGCTGACCATTGACCCGGCTTACCGCCCTTTGATCCTGCTTTAATTCTATTAAATAATCTTTTACGCATTGTAGGCTTAGTGTAGTTTCCTGCTTTATTTACTGTAGACTTTTTCTTTTTAACAGCCATTATGCTTTTCCCTTAACTCTTTCTATTCCTCTAATTCCTGACATTCCCAACATTCCAAGCAAAACAGGATAAAGTAGGTCGCTCTGTATCTCCGGTACTGGCAACCAAATACCTAGAAATGGACTTATGATTACGTTATATCCTAACCCAACCCAACAACAATGTCCAATCATCGGCCTCCAAGTTCGCTGTAGCATACTGCCTTGTGCTTCTATCTTTGCAAGCTCTATTTGTTGCAACATAACTTCTTGATGTTGTTTTTCTGAAAGAGTTGCTATCTCATGGGCTAACTTAGCTTTTTGATCTGCATCAGGAATAAACTTATCTAGTAGTCCTGATACTGGAGCTATTAATTTTTCTATCATTCTTCTTCCTCTTCAACCTTTGGTCGCGGTATTACATTTAATCTAGTTACTGTTGTGTCTTTTTCAACCCATTCTGGGCGGCAGAAAACTGTACCTTCCTCAACACCCATATAATATCTTCTTTGTCTGGTGAGCATTTGAGCAACGTACTCACAATGACTTGGGTTATTATAATAAGTTTTTTTAGAATCATCTGGAACACCATCAATTAAAACGATTAAAGCAATTACTAATTTCATTGTCTGTTTTCAATCATTATGTCTATTAGTCTAGATAATTTTGCGTCAGTAGCTTTAGATATTTCTACTTGCTGAGATAAACCATCAGCTATCTGCTGTATCATTTGCTCATTTAAGGCGGTTTTCTTTGAATTGTCGGTTGTACTTTCTTGTACTTTTTCTACAATCTTTTCTACACGCTCTACTTCTTTCGCGGTTGCTTGTGCATTTGCTTGGGCCGCACCATAGCTAATAGCACCAACAAATAAACTAACTATCAAAGGCAAAGCCCATGTAGGCACTTTAATTGAATCACTCATAATATGCTCCTATTAATATCCCCACAATACAGGGGTGTTTGTATCTCTTATATCTACATGCACAAAGCCTTTAGCAACTCCAATACCTGTGAATCCTAAAGCACATGCTTGTTTTACAATTTGCATTCTTTGTACTCCATCTTTAACTGCTATGTCAGCCGCTATACCTTTAGCGTGTTGCCCCGGAGTTTTCTTAGCTTTTTCTATGCTATGATTTGGACTTCTATAACCACTAGTAATATAAAACGGAAAACCACAAGCCTCTCGTAAGCAGTCTAACCTACGAATAAAGTACTCTTGCATTCCGTTCTCGCCTGTTTCTTGGCAGTTAAAATCTTCTAATTTAAAATATTTAAAACTTTCCATTTAAACACATTTCCTCTTTAATACTTTTAGTACTTTACCGCCCTTTGACATACTCAATGGCCTTACAGGGTCATCAAAGTCCATATAAGCCGTTCCTGCGGTTTCATTGTAGGGGAGTCCAGTAAGCTTGTTAACACGCTCATCTGGCTCTATAGGGGCATTAGGGATGACTGTAGATACTTCACCGCCTATGTTAAATCCAAGTCTTAAAAAGTCTTCTGTATTTAAATTTTGAAGCTCTCTCATTTTGTTAATGTTTTCTTTTTCATCATCAACTCTAATAAGAGGTGTATTTGCCATTCTCATATAAGCTCTACTATTTCTTAAAGCAAAATCTTGAAACTCAGAAGAATCTTTATCAAATGGTGTTTTTTCTAATATAGCTGTCATTATATTTTTATTATTTCCAATAGGATTAGGCATAAATATATTGTCTATTAAAAGTTTTATTTTTTGTTTAGGAACATTAGCCTTATTTAAATACTCAAAAGTTTTTGGTTCTCCTACTAATTTAATACTTGCTTGTATTTTTCTTGCAAACTCTTGCTCTAATTTATATCTTCTTTTTTCTCTTGCTAAATATCTTTTTTCAATGTCTTCTAAAGTATTTTCATAGTTTATACCTAAACTTAGTAGAGTATTTACTTCTTTGTTGTACTCCATTGCTGAATAAAGCATTCTATCTTCTACATCTAATTTTTTAAAATTAACACTAGAAATAAATTTTAAATATTCTAACTCTTTAGGTTTTGGCTTACCTGTAAATTTATTAGGTTCTTCTGATTGAGCGTCAATTAAATCCATTACCGATACTAAAGATCCCGGCCCTAATTTATCAAGAGCGTGATAAGCAAAAGTACTTAACTTTTCACTAAACTCTAGTTCTTTAGGAAACATTTCTTTTCCTTTTCTAGTTCTTCCTTCAGGATCAGTTAAAGCATAACCAACATCATAAAGAACATCTGCTAAAATAGTTCTACTAATAAAAGGTTCTGCTAGTTGCGAAACAGTTTCTTTAGTAAGATTTAAAAGTCTTACATCTAAATCTTCTTCTTTTATGTTTCCATCTAAAATATCTTTAACAATAGTGGTTATTGGTTCTTTTGTTGCTGAAAAAGGATCATGTGTAACCGTATCAAAATATAAAATATTACCATCTTCATCTTGATTAAATATTCTAGGGGTAGCTTTTGACCAAGGTTCTTCACTTAAAATTTGTGCGGCTTTTACTTTTTCTTCATCTCCTCCAAAGACAAGTTGTCCAGTAGCAAAGCTTGCCGCAGGTACTGCCGATTGTGTAGCAATTAAAGAACTAAGTCTTACTTTTCCTCTTTGCACAAGAACAGGATTTTCAGAAGACATTTCTTTAAATCCTTGTTTTATTACATTAACATTTACTCTAATGCTTTCAGCAGGAAAAGAAACAAAGCTTCCTAAAGGAAAATCTCTTAAACTTTTTATAAAGGGAGGAACTTTATCATAGTTAGGATAAGTATTTTGAGTTATTCTGGCGGCTTCTGCCTCAAGAACTTCAATAGGTTTTCCAGTATTTGCTTTTTTTAAAATTTTTAATTCATGTAAGTAAGTGTTTATTTTATAAAAATCATCTGTTGCAATATAAATATCTTGAATAGCGTTTAACCCTTTTTCTATAGGAACTACTAGTTTTTTATTTACGCCTCTTCCATATGGTTTATTATCTAACCATTTAAATCCGTCAGTAGTGGTTTTATATCCTGTTGTAATTAAGTCTCTAAATTCATTAACAGTTACGTTTGTATTTACAATCCCAAGACGTAAAAATTTTTCGTATACTTCGTCTAATTCTTTACCGCCTTTTTTAGCTAAAGAATTATAAAGAATTGTAAAAGATTCTTTTCCTTCTTTAGAAAGAGGATTAATACCGTTTGCTAATGACATTACTCCGCCACCTGTCATATTTTTCATATGTGTAAGATGACTATAAATAGTTTTATATTTTTGTATTCTTCCTTGAACATTTAAAAATTTTCTATAAGTATCAAATTGTCTAAGTGAAGTTATTTTTCCTTGTTCATTTTTAAGAGCAGTTATCATTTCTTTAGATGTATACATTCCATCTAATGTTGAATTAGTGCCTGTTATAATTTGATCATAACCTTCTGGCCTAACTGTTTTAGCATTAAAAATATAACCTCCTGATTCTCCTAAGTCTTTAAGGACTCCAAAGAATCTACTTGTTTCTGAAAACTTAGCCATTTTACTAACAGTAAGTATAATGTTATCCGCAGGTTCTTTTATTTCGCCCATAAAAGTTCTTAATTCTTCTGGAATATCTTTTCTGCCTTGTAATATTTGAGTATTTATTTTTTCTACACGATTAAAATATTGTCCAGTTTCTGTTATATTTTTAGTTTCTAAGATTTCATTTAAAAAATTATCAGCTTGTGCGGTTGCTTCTTCATTTGTTATGTTTTTATTTTTTTGTTTAAAATCTTTTATTAAAAATTCTCTAGCTCTTTTTCTTACATCATCACTAGGAGTATAATTAGAATCTTCATATAAACGATATGACCTTCTAATATAAGAGTTCATGCCTTTAGTAATAGAATCTTTAAATTGTTTTGGAATATTTGGAGAGTTTAAAAGATTTCTAGATAATTCATCTATTTGATTTCTGGCTTGCAACAATTCTGTAGCCACGTTTTCTGGTAAATCAAATGCTACTGATACAGCTTTAACTTGATTTTCTAAACTTGATCCTTTAGGAATAAATGAAAAATCAAGCTTACCTTCTTCAAATATTGCCGATACTTTTTCTTTAATATCAGATTGTGGATTGTTTTTAACAATATCATCTAAAGTTCTTTGCAGTCTATTTGCAGTATTTTCAGCTTGTCTTATAGATTGTCGTTGTGCATAAATAGAATCTTCAAATGCATTATATGCCCTAGATGAAAAATAACCTCGACTTGTAAAAAGACCGCCTGTCAATCTTGTTAACAAAGAAGAAAAACTTGCTCCTTGTTGTTTTGCTACTTGTTCTGATCCTTTAGGTATTTCTTGTATTTCTTTAGGTTTAACATTACCTTTTGTAACTTCTCTTAAACGAGCTATAAACTCAGATTCTTCAAAATATTTACCTTTAAAGTCTGTTTTTCCAAAAAAGTTAGCTGTGCCAGATTGTATTTTATTTTTCTTTTCTCTTAATAAGTCAACAAATAATTCACCTTTTTCTGTTTTTGAAAGTAATTCAACTGGTTTATCAAAATTTAAAAAACTTTTATAGTCTGCTTTTAAAGCAGATCCAAGTAATTCACTTACTGCAAGAAAAGTTAGCTCTTCTCCTACAAGTTTTAAACGTCTAACAGTTTCAGGGTCTTCTTCTTTTTCAGCCATAAAAGAAATAGCATCTTCTAAAACAGGAACTTCAACTAAATCTTCTAAAAAATTAAAAAAGTTTTCATCTCCTTTTTCATTTATAATTTGGTTTGCTAGTCCTCCGCCAATAACTGCTCTTTTAGTGCCTGATTTAATCCCTAAGTTTTTAAGTGTTTTAGATGCTTGTGCGCGTTGAGCAAGTACAAAAATAGGAGCAATATCAAGAGCCATGCCCGGAACAGTTTCTGTTTCTTTTATATCTCCTTCTGGAGTTAAAACTTTATCAATAAAAGGTTGTGTATCTACGCCTACAGTTTCAAACGGTAAAGCACCTGAACGCATAACATTTAAATTTCTTATTTGTTTCATGCGTTCAGTAACTAAAGGTTTTCCAGTTACATTTTCAGAAACTTTATTTAAAACATCTATAGGTATATTAACTAATTTATCTCCAAAACCCATAAGACTTCTAAGAGCATCAGCAGTATAACTTTTATCTTCTTTAAATTCTTCTAATTCTTTTTCATCTTTTATTATTTGATTAGTAAAAGGATCTATAGTAGGCCTATAAATTTCTTTTTCAGGTGCTGTTAAATTAGTGGCAAAAGGGTCTTTAGACAATGTATAGCTATCAGTCATAGTATTACCTAACTTTAAAGTATGTATCAGTATCTTTATCAAACATAATAGTGAACCTATCTCCATTAGATAGCACAATTTCTCCATTGTCTAATAAATCTTCTATTTGAGTATCAGTTATATTCGGATCATTTGTTTTTAAATTTTTAATTAATTGATCTCTAGCAAGACCAACTACTTTTTGAGGATTATCTTTAAGAGCAGTAATTGTATCTGTAAGATATTCTGCTAATGCACCTATACTTAATTTTTCTTTTTGAAACCTCTCTAAAAATTCTTTACTTTGTTCACTTCCCGGATCTGATATTGATATTAAACTTTCATTAAGCTGTAGTGAACCTGAGGTATATTGAGACAAAATTGCTTTTAACATTTCATCTTTAAACCCATCTTTTAAGTTTTGTGATTTACTAGTGTATTCGCTTAAAAAATTTGTTGCTTTGGAATAATCATTAAAATCTTTTATTTGATAAATATTAATATCGTTAGCAATAAGCTTTTTTCTATAGTCTGCATTTGCAGAAGGAGTTAATATATCAGTAGATATTTTTTGTAAGTCAGCTATAGCTTTAAATTGTTTAGCTAATGTAGCAGGGTCATCACTACTAGAAACTAATTCTCTTGTAGGCGTATCTGTAACTTCTCCTGTTATTTTATTTGTTTCTTTTGTATTTTTAACTAAAAAAACTTGATCTCCTAAAGTTTGAAATTTACCTGTTGTTTCTTTTTCAACATCTGGTTCTTCTGCTATAATTTTATCAACTACATCTTGATTTAATGAATCCATAAAATTAAATGACCGAATAGCACTTTTACTATTTTTATACTCCTCATTAAAATCTGCCATTGCTTTTGCATTTGTAGATAAAACTCCAGAACGAATTAGTTTTAAAACTTCTTCTTCTTGTTCAGCAGAACTTTTACCCGAAAACAAATTTCTAAATGTATTTACTGCGGCATCTGTAATATTTTCAGGACGAACACTTTTAATTTTAGTATTTACAAATGTGTTAAAGTCTTTATATTCTCCAAGTGCTTGTGCAATTTCTAAACCTTTTTTATGTTGTTCAGCTAACTCTTTAGCTTTAGGTCTTAAAGCATCATGCAAATTAACTTGAAATAATCTTTCGTTTCCAGATATACCTGCATCTAAAACTTTATTATCTACACCTGCTCCTGTAGTTAAAGCTGTTTCTTTGTATAAAGGCTTTAAAACGTCAAAGAAATAATCCTCCTCGTTTTTTCCCGATTCTTTTATTTTTTGTTGCGTGTCTAAAAAAGTACTTGCATCATTTACTGCTGATTTATATTTTAATTTAGTAGCTAATACTTCTTCATTTTGTAAAAATGTATTCTTTTTTTGTTCTAATTTTGTTTCTAATACACTTTTTATACCAGAACCTATAAGTGTGCCAAAAACTGAACCAAAAGTACTTTTAAGTTCATCTCTTTGTCTTTGTTTGTTTTTCTTTTTTGCATCTGCAATTAATGATTTTGCAAAAGTATCAATAGCCATTAGTTAATATCCTTTAAACTTGTTGTTCTACTGGTTGCTGTGATAATAAACTTTGATTTTTTTCAGAAGTTTTTGTTACAGGAGCAGAAAGTAAACTTTCAACTGGTTCTTGTGGAAGATTTTTTATCTCTTCTACAACTTTTTTGGGGAGTATACCTTCTGGTATTTCTCCTCTACCTGCGGCTTTTTTTAAACCGTCTATTCTTTTTTCATCAAATTGAACACCAAATACTTCTTCTTCATTTTGTTCATCTTCATCTTCACCACGATAAATAATAACATCTATATCTACTCTTTCAGCTAAAGCAATAAGAATATAAGCCAACGGTTCTGCTAACATTATCATTAAATCAGGATTAAACTTACCTCTTTGAAAACCATCAAAAAGAATTAATTGAACTAATTCCATTACAGGTGTTCCATCTGAAATAGCCTGAAGTATAGGAACATAAGTTTGTTCATCAATTATGTTTATAAATAAATACTCAATAGCTTTATGGACATTTGTAAACTCAGGTGGCCTTTCATAAGGAGCAGAATTGTCTGGGTCGCTACTTAAAGATTGTCCGGGAATCGGACGTTTCATTTGAGCAATGTAACTAGTGTATTGTTCATCTGCCATAATTTTATCCTATCATGTTTGCTGATGGTGTAAATGCTTCTTTATATTGACTGTGGACGTTTGCAAGAACTGCTGAACTACCATAAGGATTTTGATTAAAGAAATCTATATTTTGCTCAAAAGCTCGTGGATCAAAACCATAATTCCTAGCCATTCTAATTCCAGAAGTAGTTCCTAAGTCAATAGTAGGTATAGCACTATAATTAATTTCTGTTTTATACTCTGGAGTTGTTCCAGTTAATTGTTGACCGATACCTGTTCCAACTGTTTTTGCAGTTCTATCTTGAACTTTATCAAGAAACTTAGAACTATCAGGCATTTCAAAAAAACTTTTTTCATCAGTAGGTATGTCTACTTTTTTTACAAACTCTCCTGTATCTAAATATTTTTTTGTTGTTTCTGAAATTTCTGGAATGCTCATTTGACTTTCAATAAGACTTGAAAAACCTTCAGGTTTAATAAAATCTGAACTTATTCTTTCGGGTGGCGGTAAAATATAGTTGAAGATGCTTTCCCCGGGTTTATCAAGAACCATTTCGCCTAAAGGTTTAGCTTTAGCTAACAAGCTAGTTGGTCTTCCTTCTAGATCAAAAAACAACTTATTAGGTGTTTCCTCAGTTTTAGCAAGAACCATTTCGCCTAAAGGTTTAAGTTTTCCGTCTTTATCAAACATATCTTCTTCAGATATTTTATCAAAGGTAGTGTCTTCTATACTTTCTTTTATTTGACTTTTAACACCAAATGGGTTTGTATCTGTAAAAGTTGAAGTGCTAAATAGTTCTTTTCCAGACTTTAAAGTTTCTGTCATGCCTTTACCTACTTTATCAAAAATACTTCCAAATCCTTTTCCTGCTACATCAATTTTACCGCCAGTTAAATTAAATATAGGGTCACGCAAACCTAAGTTATTAGCGACTGCACCAACAGTTTCTCCTACTACATTCATAACTCCTTCAGTCACAGACTTAAAAACATTACCTGCTCTAGTGCCTACATTAATAGCGGCATTTACAAAATTTCCTGCGGCAGACACAATAGCATTACTTGAACCCATTGCACCTATTGCCCATTTACCAAGCATACCTCCTAAATATGGCATAAATAAACCAAGCCCTATTTGACCAACTATACCTAGTTTACCCACAAATTTACCAATACTTTTAAAAGCACTTTTAATACCTTTACCTATTTTTTTAAATACGTTTTTAACACCTTTAAAAAATTTACTAAAAACTCCCATTATGTTTCCTCATTTTACGAAAATAAACCATTTACAATTCCTACAAGTGTACTTGAATTTGTAGAATTTTTGTCTCCACTAGCTCCTGCTTCATTTGCTAAAGCAGTTGCATAAAGTTGTGTTTTTCTTGTTTCTTCATTTTCATATGCAGTTCTAATATAATCCGCTTCATCTCTTAATTGTTGCCATAATTGAGTTTGATCTAGTGCAGATATATTATAAGCATTCTGAACATTCTGTTGATTTGCGGCATTTTGGGCGGCAGTATCAATAGTGTTTGATTGTCTTCTCCAGTTAATATTAGATTGTTCTACAGCTTGTGCATTTGCCGCATTCCATTGTTCTCTTTGATTATCTATTTGTACATTAAACTTATTTATGTCTGCTTCAAGCTGTGCGGTAAAAGTATCAGCCTGTAAGAAATTACCTGCTTCAATAGCTTCCATACGATTAGCTTCAGTAGCATTAAAACTTTCCATAGCATTCCTAGCATTAGTATTAAACTGTTTCATAGAATTAGACTGACTAATTAAAAACTGATTTAATTGATTTGCAGATGTTGCTCCAAACTGCTTTGCGGCATTCTCTGCGGCTTGGTCAGATAACAAAGCTTGTTGTCTCATTTGTTGATCTAGTACTATTGCTTGCTGTCTATTATTTAAATTAGCCATATCTACAGTTAAAAAGTTTTTAGCGTTTTCTACTGATACTTTAGTTCTTGCATCTGCATTTGCTAAATCAACTTGAGTTAATCTAACTGCATTCGATATAGCTGATTGTTGGTCAGCATTAAACTGTGTCATAGTCATTGATTGTAAGAACTTACTATTAGCTAACTCCATTTGTTGATTAGCATCAAACTGTCGCATATCAAAACCTGCGTCTATTTGTGCATTAAACATTGCGGCTTGTTGTTCGTTGCTTAATTCAGCTAATCCCATTTGTTGTGCAAGCTGTGCATTAACTTGACCTGCTTGCATTCTTTTCTCATAGGACAAAAGCTCTGCTCTGTTTTCAGCAGTCATAGAAGCCATGTCTGCTTGACTCTGCGAATTAAGATTTGCAAGATTAATTTTTTCTTGCATTGATAATTTAGCCATGTCAGCATTTTGTAAAAGTTGTTCGTTCTGTGACATAACTTGAACATAAGTATTAAGAGACTGCATTCTAGTTCTATTATCTTCAGTAAAGTTAGCGGCATCTACATTTGAACGCTCTTGAAGTAATGCAAGTTCCATTTGTTGTTCGTTGGCTAAATTAGCAACATCCATTTGCTGTGCCATAGCCGCATTAGTTTTGCGGAAGTCTACAAGAACATTAAGATTTGCAAGTCTTGTTTGTTGTTCAGCAGTCATGTTTGCGCGAGATGTTGTATTCTTTTCAGACAATTCAGATAGTTCTATTTTTAACTTAGCATCTAAATTAACTTCTTCCATTCTAGAATTAAGTTCTGCTTGGCGAACAGAGCGAGCAACAATATTATTTAATCTAGTTAATTCAAATTGATTGTCTGCTGTAAAGTTAGCCGCATCAGTAGCCGCTTTTTCTTGTAGCATTGCAAGTTCTATTTGTTGCTCATTAGACATATTAGCCATGTCCATTTGTTGAGCAAATGTAGCATCAGTCTTGCGGAAGTCTATAAGAGTTTGAAGTTCTACTAAACGCTCTTGATTTTCTGCGGTCATTGTATCTTTTGCGGCCGCATTTATTTCTGAAACTCTTTGCATCTCAACTTGTAATGCAGGAGAAAGATTAGCTTTTTCCATGTCTTGAGTTAACTCAGCTTGACGCATAATCTTAGCAACTTGAGCATTATATGTAGCTAATTTAACTTGTTGCTCTGAACTTAAGTTTTGTGAACCTGCGGCATTAAGAGCTTGCAAGTTTGCTAAGTCCATTTGAGCATTAGTACTAAGTTGAGCTATAGCGGCTTGTTGACGTTGAGAAGACTCTTGTTGCGCCCTTTGCTGTGCCATTTGAGCATTAGCTAAGTTTGTTTCTTGCTGTTGTTGGGCAGTTGTCATTACGGCTTGTTGATCAAATGTACCTTGTTGTACAGCAATCTGTTGAGCCATCTGAGCCGTTTGAGATGCGGCAGTCTGACGGTTTGCTAAGTTCTGCATACGAACTTGCATAGTATTTTGAGCAGTCGCTAAGTTAGCTTGTTGCTCATTACTTAGATTTTGTTGCGCTCTAGTTTGAAGTGCTGTTGCATTGCTTTGAGCTATAGGTAATGCACTTTGTATAATAGCATTAAACAATGCATCACGACCTACTGTCGAAACAGATAAACCTCTTCTAGCCATTTGTTGATTAATAGCATCAACCGCAGGTCTAGCCCATGCAGGTGTTTCTCCTTCTTCCATTCCTGCAAGTAAACTTTCCATTTGTGTAGAAACTAAAGCTTCAGTAGGTAGTGCGGCTACAGCGGCTGTTACTTGTGGATCAGCATCAGTATCTAATTGAGCTTCTACGGTTGCAGGGTCTTGAGATACAGCCGCAGTTATTTCTTCAGGTAAATCAGCAACAACCGCATTCATATCTGAAGCGGCTACATTTCTTTCTTGTCCTGTTACAGCCTGTCTAGTTGCGGCCGCCATTGTAGGAACACCACCAATCTGTGCGGCATCTCCGGCAGGAGCAGTTCCAGTAATAGCTTCACGACCTTCTAAGTCTGTTGAAGGTACATCGCCTAATTCGTTTGCAATACGCTGTGCGGCTTCAGCTACCTGTGCTTCTCTTGCTGTAGCTTTTTTATATGCAGGAGTATCATCTATTTCTGTTTTACCGCCTTGCGGTGTATAATCAGCACCATAGTATTCTGCCCTAGCCGCTGTTTCTTCAGGAGATTCTCCAAGTCTAGGCGTGTAGCCTTTTTGTGCGGCATCGGCTGTTTGAACTTCTCTTTCACCCATAGATTGTCTATATTCTTCTATGGCCTGTGTGGGATCAAGTCCTCTATCTTTTGCAAGCTTTGTAAGCTCATCAATTTTAGATTGCGGTATTGTTACGCCTGTACGAGTATCTACAGCAGGGCCTTCGATTGGGCCTACAACAAATTCATCATCAGTTGTAGCGGCTTCTGCATAATCACGAGTCGGTGGTCTTGTTGCGGCTTTTCCCTTTGCCTCTTCTTCAGCGGCTTTATCTCTTTGTGCTGTATCTACATCTTCAGCTTGTGCTTGACCTGCTTCTCCTGTTATTAAATCTATAGGGTCTAGTCTTACTTTGTTAGCAGTTGCTAAACCTTTATTAAAGTCTGACTCTTGTAAAAAGTCAGGCATAGGTGGATTTAAACCTAGTCTAGCGTTTTTAGCCCATTCTCTAGCACGAAACTTTTGATTATCATTAAACTCAGGAAACTCTGAAATAAAAGCATCTGCATATTTATTAGCTTCTGCGGTTGCAAGTATTTCACTTTGAGCCGCAGTTGTTGGAGCCATTTGACCAGTAACAGTACTAGGATCAAACCTTTCTACAAGATTTCCAGTTTCTAATCCTGCTTGCTGTGCAGTTCCTTGAGCAACATCCAAAGCTCTAGCATCAACATCTGTCATGTCTGCTTGAGGGGCTTCGCCTAGTTGTTCTACATCTGTAGAAAGACCTGCTTTTTGTAAAGTTAATTTAGCTTGTCTTCCTGTAACTCCATCTGGATCTTCTTTTATAAAGTCTTCAAGCATCCTTTGAGCACCGGGACTTAAGGCTCCTCCGGCTGTTAATGTAGCATTCATTTGTTTTAAGGCTACTTCA